CCTGAGCTCGACTGGGAACCATTACGTGTTGATATGAAACAATACGGTGTACTAAATGCTACGCTAATGGCTGTTGCTCCTGTTGAGTCTAGCAGTGTCGTCATCAACTCAACTAATGGTATTGAAATGCCGATGAGTTTGATCAGCACTAAGGAATCTAAAGCAGGATCATTTACTCAGGTTGTACCAGAGTATCACAAGTTAAAGAACAAGTATCAACTGATGTGGGAACAAAAAGACTGTGATGGTTACTTAAAGACTGCGGCTGTAATTGCAGCATATGTAGATCAAAGCATCTCAACTAACACTTTCTACAATCCAGCACACTTCGAGGGACGTAAAGTTCCAACAACATTAATTGCTAAAAATCTAATGCAAGCTCACTACTGGGGACTAAAAACATTCTACTACAGTCTTATCAACAAAGCTGGTAGTAAACAACAAGAAGAAGCAACACCGGAAGTTCATTATAACGGATTCCACAATGAAAGAGAATTAATTGAAGATGACGATTGCGAGGCCTGCAAGTTATGACATTCAGTTTCATTAGAAACGTTCTTAAAGAAGGCAAACCTCACAAGTTAGAAATAAGAAGTTTACCTTACGATGCTAACGAGCTAGCACCTGCTATCTCAGAAGATACTATTAAATATCATTATAGTAAGTTAGCAAAAACATATGCTGAACGTTATAATAATAACGAAGGTGATGCTACTTTTAATGAGGCTGGAGTTTTCTTACACAATATATTGTTTCAACAATATCAACCACCAATGGGTTCAAACAAACCTGTTGATGAGATATTAGATTTTATCAATGAACACTATGAAGATTTTAATAAGTTTAAAGAAGCATTTTTAAAAGAAGCAATGAGTATACAAGGTAGTGGTTGGGTCTATCTTGCCAAAGACGGCTCAATCAAAACTATTGCTAATCATGCTATTAAAAAAGATATTGTATTATTAATTGACTGGTGGGAACATGCGTGGGCATTAGACTATCAAGCAGACAAGAAAAAGTATTTAGAGAATCAATGGAAAATTATAAATTGGGAGCATATTAATGGCATACTCAGATAAAGTAATCGATCATTACGAAAATCCTCGTAATGTTGGATCGTTTGGAAAAGACGAAGATGGTGTAGGTACCGGCATGGTGGGCGCACCTGCTTGTGGTGATGTAATGAAACTACAGATAAAGGTTGATAATAATACAGGTATTATTACAGATGCGAAATTCAAAACATATGGTTGCGGCTCAGCGATCGCGAGCTCGAGTTTGGTTACTGAATGGGTCAAAGGCATGCATATTGACCAAGCAGGATCAATTAAAAACTCCGAAATTGCAGAAGAACTAGCTCTGCCACCAGTCAAGATCCATTGTTCAATTCTAGCAGAAGATGCAATCAAAGCAGCCGTAAAAGACTATAGAGAAAAAAATTATGAGTAAAGCACAGTACAATCTAAATACCAAGACAGAATATCTCAATCGCAAAATGTTTCTGGACCCAGCAGGTCCTGTTACTATCCAACGCTTTGAAGAAGTCAAATATAAAAAGATTGCAGACTTTGAAGCAACGGCTCGCGGATTCTTTTGGCAACCGGAAGAGATTAGTCTCACTAAAGACAGTAACGACTTTAAAGAATCCAGTGACGCTGTTAAACATATTTTTACTAGTAACCTATTACGACAAACAGCGTTAGATAGTTTACAAGGTCGTGGCCCTAGTCAAATTTTTATGCCTGTTGTATCTTTGCCAGAACTAGAAGCCCTAGTATACAACTGGACATTCTTTGAAACTAATATTCACAGTAAGAGCTATAGTCATATTATTCGTAACATCTACAATGTGCCGAAGGATGTATTCAATACAATTCACGACACTAAAGAAATAGTAGACATGGCGTCCAGTGTAGGTAGTTACTATGAAGCATTACATGTTATTAACTGTCGCAAACAGTTAGGTGAAACGATTCCAGAAAAAGAATATATTCGAGCAATATGGATGGCACTACATGCTAGTTATGCACTAGAAGCTTTCCGCTTTATGGTCAGCTTCGCTACAAGCCTAGCAATGGTAGAGAACAAGATCTTTATGGGCAATGGAAACATTATTCAATTAATTTTACAAGACGAGCTGTTACACAAGGGTTGGACCGCTTATTTGATTAATCAAGTGGTAAAGGAAGATAGCAGATTTGCAGAAGCTAAAGTAGAATGCGAAGCAGAAGTATATGCTCTGTATAAGGATGTAATACGTGAAGAAAAAGAATGGGCCACTTATTTGTTTAAGATGGGACCAGTGATTGGCCTAAACGCCAATATTCTAAAAGACTTTGTAGACTATACAGCCGTGGGAGCACTTAAAGATATTGGTATCAAGTATAATAGTCCAGCACCTAAGTCAACTCCTATTCCTTGGTTTAACAAACACGTTGATACTAGTAAAAAACAAACAGCACTTCAAGAAAGCGAAAGCACGAACTATGTTATTGGTGTAATGAGCGAAACATTAGACTATGACGCACTTCCAGAATTGTAAATCATGTATACTACACAATACAAAATGAATAATCCTTTCGAGTCTTGGAAATCTATGGGGTCTTTCGCTTCTGAGTCTCAGGCTATTGCCGCTGCATTAAATAAAAAGCTAAAAGGAGCTCTAGTTGTTAGGGTTATTGATCGTAAGAAACAGGTAATATATTCGAACTAAGGGAAGTATAATGATTGAGATTTATGGAAAACCGGCTTGTCCATATTGTGATAAAGCCAAAGCACTATGTGAAACAAAAGGATTTGACTTTAGTTATAAGTCAATGGGTACAGATTATACTCGTGAAGAATTAATGGAAATGTTTCCAACTGCTCGCACAGTACCACAAATAAAAGTAAATGGTGAAAGTATTGGCGGATACGACCAATTAGTAAAATACGTAAAAGAAACAGGACACACACTATAATGTTAATTGATTTACCATACAAAGTTGGAGACAACGTCTCTTTTAAATTAAGCTCGGGTGAAGAAATTATTGCTCGTCTAGAAGCCGAAGATGCCAAAGGTTATACAGTTTATAAACCAATGGTATTGATTGCCGGCAAAGACGGCCTTGGACTTGCTCCTTTTATGTTTAGTGTATCACCTACAGGTAAGTTTGTTTTACAAGCCAATAGTGTGAGCTGTATTGCTAAAACTGAAACAGAAATCAGTAAGCAGTATAGTTCACAGACTAGCGGTATTTTAATGTAAGGATTAATAATTATGCCAGCTGTAGCTAGACAAGGAGATCCAACAACAACCGGACATGGCTGTGATGCTACATCAACGGTAGTAGGTCCAACGGGTGCCAGGGCAAATGTTTACGTAAATGGCATAGCGGTAGAGTGCCAAGGCGATCCAGTTGCTCCCCATACTATCCCCTCTGGTAGAAGATGTGTTGCTCATTCAGCAGTTATTAATGTTGGATCAGGCACAGTTAAGGTTGGTGGGAAGTCACTGGCCAGAGTCGGTGATTCAACTGATGGTGGTGCTATCACCGCTGGCAGCCCAACTGTATTTGCAGGATAATATGAAAAAACTATTTTGGAACATTTTGGGCTTTTTAAGTCTAGGCATGGCATACGTTGGAGTAATAACTCCGGGCATTCCGTATAGTATATTTGTAGTATTTGCTGCCTACTGTTTCAGCAAGGGCAGTGAGCGTATGCATAACTGGATTATGAATCACAAATTGTTTGGACCGTTCCTAACCAACTGGGGACAAAAGCGTGTGTTCCCAACTAAGATGAAATTCTTTATGTTGGCCATGATGAGCACTAGTTTAATCATTATGTTCTTCACTGGAGTTAAACCAATTGGCATAGTCAGCACTGCTTGCTTTATGGCTCTTGTTGCCGTATGGGCTTGGCGCTTTCCGGGCAGCGTGGAAGAACACCAACGAAGAATAGATAACAACGAGAGGATTGGATGGCTAAAATAACCCTAGAACAGTTAATAGAAATTGCATTTGCCGTAGAAGAGGGTGACCCGTTCGATTGGGGAGCGTTCAAACAAGGTAAAGCAGAAGCAATGAAAATGATCGGTACAAGCATACTTGACCAATTTGATAAAGATGTATATTCGGATGAAGATCGATTGATCGTGTTGTCCACTATCACTAAATTGGTAACAGAAAATATGATCTTACACACAAGACTCTTACAGGCAAAAAATGAAGTGTGAAGTAGGTGATCTAGCTAAAATTATTCATTCTATACGTCCTAGCAATGTAGGTAAGACTGTACTAGTAGACAGCTATATTGGACATTTCAAGGAAGGCGAAATGTTTGATTTTCGAAGTGTACCGTGTAAAGCAATTATCACAGATCATTATTGGTGGATCGCTACAGAGTATGGGCTAACAAATATGCTAGGCGATACACCCAAAGCATATATCCCAGATACATGGCTAGAACCTATTCGCCCGGACAAATTGGCAGAAAAAGAACGAGAATCCCTTGACTTGTTCGCATAAAATTGCTATAATGATAACTAATATACACACACAGTATGTTTAACAACCAAGGAAAACTAAGTAATATGGAAACAGGTAAAGTAAAATGGTTTAACGACGCCAAGGGTTTTGGCTTCATTACTCCAACAGATGGCGGCGCAGATTTATTTGCACATTTTTCACAGATTAATTCAAGTGGCTTCAAAAGTCTACAAGAAGGACAGAGTGTGACTTTTGAAGTAACAATGGGACCGAAAGGCGCTCAGGCTAGTAATATACAAGCTGCCTAAAAGAATTGTTGTAATCCCTTCAAAGTGAAGGCATCTTGGACGCGGGTTCGAAACCCGCCAGGTCCACCAAAAGAGGATATGTTATGCAAAAATGTAGAGCATGTGACTTAATAGTAATAACATTATTAATATTTGTCATTATATTACATTTCTTCTTTTGATGGGCCTGATTTGGATTCGACAGGGTGAGATAATAGAGACGGCAACACGGTAGGCGATGACCGTAAATCAAGCAAATCAAGTAAACGCAAACTCAAGCGAATACGCATTAGCGGCCTAAACACTGCTTAGGGTAGGAAATACCTCGTAACAGAAACCACCAAAAAGGCCTTCGGGCCTTTTTCATCATTAAAAAAACCTATAAGCGTTATTGAAATAATTATTGAAAAATCTATTAAAATCACTTGACCTATAGGTTAAATAAACGTACAATATAATATCAGTGT